GTCTTGATGTTAAAAAATCTCTATTATATATTGCCATTAACTCCACCTCTGGGGTTTACTAGGTGTAAAATCCCTTCTTACTGGGTATAAATATTCCACTAAATATCCTAATGCGTCATTCATATGATCATAATTGTTATCTTTATCAGGTATGGTCGTGTTTTCCTTATAAATTTGTCTTTCAATGCTTTTTAACACATTTTTACAACTATTAGCAATAAATAAAGTTCTAACTCCATTTGCGTTCTTCAATTTAGTATTTACTGAATTAATCCTATCTCTAATTAGTGGGTGATTATTTCTTACTCTTAAATTAAATCCTGCATTTTTTAATATAGCTAAATCTGTGACACCACCTGCTGATGTCTTTCTTTGCTTTGACGCAGGATCAGGATAAATATAGATATGTTTATCCTTAAACCTATTCTTGATTTCCTCAACCATCTCATCAGTATTGGAGGAATAAATAACGATTTCATCATAAATATATATACCATTTCCTTTTAATTCAGAAACTACTGCACTCATAGGATCAATATTAAAGTCCATGCCTATATGTATTTCTGCCGTTTGAGGAGTATATTTATCTATGACATTATCTTTTCTATCAAAGTTGTAATAAATCTGTCCTGCATAATTAACAAATGATGCTTCATATTCTTGTCTGAATGTTCGTTCATCTAGATCAGCTTTAGCTTGTTCTATTTCTTGTTTAGATACCTGACCACCTTCTAGTGTAGTAAACTGAAATGATGCCCATTGGTCGTCATCTTTTTCTCTCGTAAACAGATTGTATGACCATGATCCAAATCCTCTCGGAGTTCCACAGAATAGTGCCGCACCATTTTTATCACTTAAGGTTGGGCGAAGCACTTCAAAATATGCATTTTCCTTGATGTCCGCAAATTCATCCATAATTAAAAAATCTAAACCAACACCTCTTAAGCTATTCTCGTTATCTGCACCTCTCAGGGATATCTCACTGCCATTTCTTAAAGTTATTTTTAGATCGCTATGATTAACTTTCTTAATCCATCTATGCTTTGTGAACTTCTCTACTAAATCATTCCAAACAATATCTTTAGCCATACGATAAGTGGGAGCGACATACCAAACTTTCCTTTTTGGATATCTAGCAAATTTAGCCATCTCTTGAATACAAAGATAGGTTTTTCCAAATCTTCTTCCAGAAATTGCCACTCTCATTCTGGCTTTACAATTAAATATCTGTTTTTGTGCTTTAGATAAAGGCACTAATCAACTGACCATGGTAGCGGTTGATCATTATCTGCTATATTACCACCATCAGATTGACCTAGAACTTGTTTGCCTAACCATATTAGAACTGCTGCTGATCCATTCTCTGCTGCTTTTAATTGAAGTTGTCTTAAACGGATTTTAACCATGCTTCTGCCTTTTGTCGTAAATTCCGAATAACTCTTTTCAATAAGGTCTGCACTGCATCCATAAAAATCTGCTATTTCTTTATTTGTGCATCCATAAGATGCTAGTTTTTGAACTTCCTCCCCTTTGATATCATATACCTTTGGTCTTGCCATTTTTTACCTCTTTATGAGTAGAGTGTACTCTATTTTAATTTTACACCGCAACTAGGACATGATTTCTCTGTCTTAATCTTGGCTACATCATCTTCTTTATCAAATGTAAAGAAATCTTCAAGTTCTTTGGTATCAAATCCAGTAAGTTCTAAGTCCATATTGATGTCTAGCAAGTCTGTAAATTCTTTATTTAGTAAGGAATAATCCCATTCACTGTATTGATTAGTTTTATTATCAGCTATTCTATATGCTTTTGCTTTCTCTGGGGATAGATCAGCAATTAATACTGGTATCTCTTTACACTCTAATATCTTTGCAGCTTCATATCTGGAATGTCCTGCAATAATTACTCCTGCTCTATCTACTACGATAGGTTGCTGCCATCCATAATTTCTAATGCTCTCAACTACCTTATCAAGATTAAGTTTTTTTCTAGGGTTTCTTGAATAGGGTTTTATATCTGAAATTGATTTTAGTAGAATATTCATTAGTGATAAGTGACTTCAGGCTGCAATCTAAAACCCATTAGATCCATTACATATTGTAAACTTTGTTCTGCATCTTCTTTAGTTTCAAATACTCCGTAATTTACAAAAGCTGAGAATGTACCATCTTTATTATCTACGATAATATAATTCTGAGGATTTTGCATATCTGATTTACTCATTTAACAATTCAAAGATAGCAATTTATTCTTATATTCCAACCATGAATGTTTATCATATTACTAATAAATCTATCCGTTTTTTTCTTAACCTTTTCAAGTTTGATCATTCTCCTAAAGGCATTGACCAATTTGTAGAAGTAGAGTTTAAAGAACAAGATCGTCAATGGGCAAAAATCCATTTTATGAATAAATAACCCATAACCCACCCCTATGTAGGAATGGGTTTTGGGTTTTTTTCAATATAATCATCTAGTTCACGAATATAACCAACTGACCAAGACATAGGTTTCATGCCTTTTCTTCGCATATCTACATCAGAATTAAACTTCCAATCTTTCATTTCTTGATCGGATAGCTTCTTCTCAGGTACTATTTCCAGATATATTTTCTTTGAAATAAACCTCTCTAATGCCTTATAAAATTCCCCTTTTTGATTTCTGTAGGTTAAGAACTTATCTCCTAAAGATTCTTTCTCATGATCTTTCAACTTCTTCCACTGCTGATAACTATCATACTTAGTTGACCTTCTATCATTCTCTGAAAGAACATATTTTTGCCAAAAAATATCAAAGTCTTGCGTGTATATATTTGGTTTATTATTAGTAGTTAGTGGTTTGTGGTTAGTGGTTAGTGGTTGGCATCCCTCAAGCATATGCTCAGGGGTATGCTCGGATGATGCGTTAGCATTAGGTGTTGTATCCCCCTTTGGTGTACCAAATGACTTCAGTGGAACACCCCATCTAGCAGTTGCAGCTTTCTTTGATTTATCATGTCTATCTTTTGCTGCTTGGATCTCCTCAGAACATCTTTTATTCTTAATTTGACCATCCTCAATGCTGATCTTTCTTTTCTTGATTAGTTCATCTTTGATTTGTTCTTGATCTTCACTAAATCCTCTAGTTGCTAAATCCCAACTAATAGGATCATCAAATAAAAGATTATCATTGGTATAAATTAGATCCTGTATTCTTCTATAAGCTAATTCTGCTTTATAGCTTAGGATCATGCACCCTGATAGTTGATCATCTGGGCAGTAATTAATAAATATCATTTTAGGCATTAGTGCTACCTCCTGAATTATAGCAACTTATACATTTATAGATTTGTTTATAAGTATTCAAACAAATTGACATAAATCTGGTAGATGGTCTTTTGCATTGTGTGCAAATGACTATTACTTTTTCTCTAGCAGGGATAAATCCTCTATTGCTTACCATTAAATCCCCCATATTTGCCGCCTAGCTTCTACCATCTTGGGATTATTCCATAAAAATTCATCCACATTAGGTTGATAGATATATGCCCAGTCTTTAGGGGTGTTGCAAAATTGCAACACTTTATCCATACCTTTAAGAATGTTCTTAATTTCTATTTCATGCTCATCAGTAAAGACTATTTCCTCAAAGTGATGCTTCGTAGGTGTGACTACAAACAAACTGCAGTGAACTGGTTTTTGGTATTTTTGTTCTAAGGCTTTTTTATAAATTAGCTGCTGCAACTTATCACTATGATTGATTGCCATTCTACCTTTGGTTTTGAGATCAAACACAAATATTCCTTCTTCTCCCAAATCCCAGACGAAATCAGAATAGCCTATAAATGGAATGCCTTCTATTTCTACAGTTAATTCTTCTTGATAAGAGTGAAGCGGTTGATTACCAAATCTATTAAACAAGGCTCTACAATTCTCATAATACTTTGGAATTAGTTTTAAATATTTAGCTACTTCATCCTGATTATGATAATCAGCTAGTTCTCTTTGAAAGTCTTTCAAAGCGTATTGCGTGTTTTGTTCACTATCATTACCTTCTAATAGATCCTTTAATAGTTCCTCAACAATGATCCCTGTAAACATAGCAGGATTTGTGCCTGTGTTTATCTTGTAGATTTTATTTATGATAAACTGTGTTGGGTATGATTTGAATGAGTTTAATTTTGAATAACTCATTGGCAGTAAGTCAAACTTACTAAAGTTTTCTTTATTCATAGTTCCTCCTTAGAATAAATTTGTTTGTTGTTTATTTTCTTCTTTAAATTCAAAATACAGTAATTGATGAACATCAGAAGTAAATTTATCTTTGACAGGTACAGAATAAGAGAAGTTCTTAAACTCCTCTATCGGTAAAACCATCTCTTTACCATAAACTATAATTTTAATATCACAGTTCTTACGCTCACAATCATTAATGATCTTATCTCTTACTGGTGCAAATCCCTTGAATAGAGATTTAATTGGGTACTCTCTTATTTTTCGCATTTAGTTTCTCCTTGTAGTGTTTATATAGTTT